TTCCGTTTAATCTATGAGCTTCATGCTCCTCTGAAATCATCTTCATAGCTGCTATCTGTAATGATGGAGTTTCTGAATTAATCCAGTTAGATAACATCTTTGTTTTTTTTCCAACTCTCATTTCCTCAACTGCCTTTTTTATAGCGTCCGATTCATGTAATTTATGATTATAAAAAGTTTCTTTAGAGCAAGGCAAAAAAGCTATTATATGCTCCATAAACATTAATTTGTGCTTATTGATTGCAATCAGTGCTTTTTTCTCAAGTTCTTTTGTATCGTAAGCCATTTAATTTTTTTTAAACCAGTGAATATTAAATCCAAATATAAATAAGAAAAACTGTAGAGTGTGTCTTTTGTCATCTCCTAAAACCTCTATCATTTCTATATCCTCATTAGAGTAGTTAATGCCAAACATCAAACCATATACAGGAAAAAAATCAACTTCTAACATCTTTGTATTTATTGTACAAAAATAAGTAAAAATCCCAGATAGCTTGCTGGTAGTTTTTTTTCTCATGTAATTTATTAGATGTACGAGCTACTCCATCGATAACATAAACTAATATAAATTTATTGTCTCTAGGTTTAGGATATATACGAATATCATTATCATCACACCATTTAAAAGCATTATAGTGTTGCTCTTCAGTATTTACTACTGGTTGTTTATATTTTTGTTTTTTTGCCATAATTAAAAAGGTACTTTGTCGTGTACTACTGTAAATCTTTGTTTTTTCTCATCTATTGACTTATATACCCCCCCATCCTTAAAATCTGGAGCAAGAGTAAACATGCCCTGGCTGCCATTTTCTTTGCGCTTTACCTTTTGTATATGCATCTGTACAGCATCAGATTTGTATTTAGTTATCTCGCCTAGTGATCTATAAACTGTAACACAATTAAATGCCTTATTAAAAAAGTCACTAGATCCAGAAATATCATATGGAGTTGGAACTTGATAAATACCAGATTCACTTATAGACATTTTTCTAGGATGCGCCACTAGAAAAAGATGAGTTTTTGTCTGCTGGCAAAACTGAGTAATCTTAGAAAGCATAACCCCTATATAGGAGTGATCTCTTTGAGCTGAATGGTCAAGCATATTCCAGGGATCAATTACTAAAAGATTAACGCCTTTTTGAAATACTAAATCTCTAAATGCCTCTAGTATGCCATCTAAGGTTAAATTATCTAAATCTATTTTTACAAAATAAAAATGTTCCTCTATAAAATCTTTAGTGTTATTTAGATCTTCATTAGTACATATACGCTCATTTAATTTGTTTGCTAGTCGTTTAATATGACCTTCATATGGAAATGATTCTGGAGCAAAAAAAGCTGTTCTATGTCTATAATTTACAGCCATATTACAAGCTATCTGATCTACTACGTCTGATTTACCAGAGTTTGGAATACCAGTTACCACCGACCAAGAACCTTCGAAATCAATTTTAAAATAATCATCGCTATTACCTAATCCTACAGAATAGTTTTTTATACCATTTTCATTATAATTTAATACATCCTTCCATATATCATTTACATTTACTACGCCTTCCAGTGGAAAATGTTTTGAGGTTTTTAAAATGTTTCTTAGTACTTCAGCACCTTTTTCAATTAAAACCTCATTAGCGTCCTTAAAATCGCCAAATTCTACATACTTACAGCGATATTGTCCAAACCTTCTAGCGAGTTCATTTCTTAGAGACAATCCTGGCTGATCATTATCAGTACATAAGATAATTTCTTTTTTGTCTTTAAAATATTCCCAGCAGTTATCTAAGTAATCTAGGCGCTGATTACCTTTAGATGCGCCATTAGGTACTGAGCATACAGAATAAATACCAGCTTCATGCAGTGACAAAGCATCCATTTCTCCTTCTACAATATAAATAGTAGGCATTTCGTTAATAGAATCTAAACCATAAAATATAAGCTCAGCTCCAGAAACCATTTTAAAATTCTTTTGTCCATCTCTGAATTTACAGTTTATGAGTTCACCTTCTCTGAAATAATTAAAGTTTATAGCATTTCTCTCTTTACGAGCTTGAGGAAAGTATTCTATAGATTCGCCTATTTTCCAATGCGATAAAGTAGCTTCTGTAATACCTCTTTTATTAAACCATTTTATAGTTTTTTCTGATAAGTTTGTTTTTGCCTCTGGAGGTTTTACAAATTCTTTTTTTGGTTTAAAATTTACATTACCACTCCATCCGCAGTTATGACAATTATAAACGCCTTTATCTAAATTTATAGATAAGCAGGGATCTTTTTTATTTTTTCTAGTGTGTGAGCATTGCGGACATATTACCTTTTGCTCTATAGCATTACCTTTTGGAGTAATACCGATATTTATAAATTCATTATAATTCATTTTATAGTTTGTTTAATTTGTTTAAAAATATAAATTCTGATTCTGATAGCAAATTTTTTAGTTCTAAAACATAAGATTCGACTTTTACTTTTTTAATATTTTCTTTTTGAAATAACTGATCATTAGTGGCAAATCCTTTAAATATAAACTCTGGATATTTACAATGAAAAAAAGCAAACCCCCCCACATCTGATTTAGAATAAACTGGAGTCATTAGTGGTAAATCCTTTTCAGTTACCTTTACATCTATGGTTATACCATTCCAGGTTGCATCATAAACATCAGTACCTTTAGCTTTAGAAGTATTACCTATAGAAAAATCACAATGGATGTTATAATGCTTACAAAATATAAATTCAGCTCCAAAACCGATAATGTTCCTGTAGAGGTGTTTATCATCATTGGCGGCAGTACCTTTTCCGTTTACTCCTGTTAATTCTTTATTTTCTTGTCTAGCTTCTGCAGTTAGCTCTACTATCTTCTGCTCTAATGGTTCTAATATATATTTATTACCTATTTTAAACATGGCGTTTTTAAAAGAGATTCTTTCTTATTCTTTATATCATTAATTAAACTATTATCTCTAGCATTTTTGTTAATATCTACTTGACGTTTTTGCGTATATGTCTGTGCATTTTTGTCAACATCATATAAGCAAATTTGGATACTACGCTTTATCATCAGCTAGTATATCAAATTCTTTACCTCCAAATTTTTTAATAAATCTATCTAGTTTGGAAACTCCCTTTTTTTTATCTCTCATGCCTGCTATAGATAAAAAGTTACTTGACCAGAAGTCATCATCCACTGCCTTTTTACATATCCAGTAAAGCTGCCTGGGATTTACATCATCTTTAGTATCGCATAATCTAATAACATTAAGCCAGTTTATTTTCTGCAGAGTTGTTTTTGGCTGGTATCTATTTTCAAATAATATTTTAATATGATCATAAGCAGTAATATACTTTTTATCGAAATCAGTCACTTTTTTAAAAGTGGCGGTATTATCTTTTATATTATTCTTATTATTATTACTATATATATTAACCTGGACATTTTTGTCCCCACCCTGGGGATCTTTTTGTCCCCCCTGGACATTTTTGTCCATAGGGTAAGAGCTGTTTATTTTTATGGTTCTTTTTACAACTCTTTTAGTTTCTTTATCGTATTCCATAACAGAAGATATATAGTTTAAATCCTCTAGCTGCTTAACCCATCTAGAAACAGTTTTTTTATCTACATCATACAGCTCTGCAAAATATTTATTCGATGCCCAGGAATAACCTTTTTTATTTGATAAAGCTGTAATCTCGCCAAAAAGTAGTTTAGCATTTGGGGATAGTTTGTCATCATACCTAACCTCGGCTGGTATTATAGCATAGTAATTTGGTTTCATAGTTTGACTATGTAGATTCTATTAGTTTTTTAATTCTATCGCAAAAACATCGAATGTCTCCAAAAATTTTATTAAACTCATCTAAAGTTATTTTATCATCTTCAAATAATTCCCATAAAACTTCAATTAGTAAATCATATTCAGCTCTTGTCATAGTGCCTACATATTCAAATCGGACTGAAATATCTCCAGCCGTGGTGTTTGTGCGCCACATTCTCTGATCTATTTCATTCCAATAAACATTTTTATAATCAGTCATAAGCCATATAATTGTCTATAATATTTTTTGCAGCGTCAAATGTATTACACCACTGCGCATCCCAGGAGGCGTTTTTAAGACGCTCTAAGCAGTTTAATTGATTTTCTGTAGGTTTATTATATCCTACTTTTAATTCTATCGCTAAACCGCTGTAATTCGTTTTCGCTTGAAATATTAAAATATCTGGAACTCCTGCAGTTCCGCCTAAGTATTTAAACTTATAGCGCTCAAATGGAGATCTTTTACCCTCATTAGGTACATGAATAGCAAAAACTCCAGGATATTGCATTTTAATATAAGACATCACGCTGTTTTGAAGTTGATCTTCTTTTGTTAAATATTTTGCGAATGGATTCTTTTGTGCCATACATGAAAATTCCTGGGTGAATAACTTTTGGTATAATAATTTTTTTAGGTATCCAATTATTTGCCTTTAAACTATTCACTTGTTTATACAAATCTAAATATTTCCTGTTAAAATCTGGATCTGTTTGTCTTAAATCCTTACAGCTTCTAATATTATGCAAAGCTGTAGCATGATCTCTACTTAATGATTTACCTATTTTAAATAAACCATATCTAGTAAATTCTCTACATAAACCAAAATAGATTTTTCTAGCATCAACTAAATGCCTACGCCTACTTTTTACGTTTAATTTATAACCGAAATAATTTTCTACTATAAACTGTATTTTATATAATTCCATTTTTTAAAGTATTAAAGATCCATCTTCATTATATCCAGCAGCCGAATAACCTTTAGCAGATCCTGTTATTAAGTAAAATCTCCAGTCAGATAAAGCTCTTAAATATGCTTGTCTGCCTAGTTCAATGTCTTTGTCTCCTAATCCATAAACTTCTACGCTATATGGATGTTTTGTTTCTACTGTTATAAACCTAAAATTTTCTGGAGGAAATCCTAATACATCAGAATAAAAACACGCCTGCAAGTGATAAGCGTATTTATATAAGTCCCTTTTAAAAGCTATAGGAGAGTTATCTTGACAGGTTTTAACATCCCCTATCCAATTCTGTTTTTTGTCAAATACGTCTGGGCGCACCCTTATATCTACTCCTTCCATTTTACCATAATGAGAAAGCTCTACAGTTCCATTACAATATTTTTGCGCTAGGTCATGCTGTTTATAATTTTTCATAATACCAGATATAATAGTCATATCCTCGTCCCTTAAACATTTGCGATCCCCTGCTAGCTTATCGTGTTTAGCTTTTATCTGCTTTCCCTCTTTAGTGCGCCCATCGTATTTAGGCAGTAAATAATAATCCTGGTCAAATTGTTTTTGACCTTCTAGCATTAAAGTATGTACAGCTGTACCTAAAGCCATTGCTGGAGTTTCTGTAAAGCTGTCATTTAGATAATGATAAACAGATTTTTTATATATCTTTTTTAAACCACTAGCCGAAATAGCACTATTTGAGTGATATTCAGCATTAGTGTCTGATTTAGTATTTAATATCATTTTGTTCTAGTTTTTGTTTGAGATATGAATTTTCTCCTTTGAGCATTGTCACTTCATTTCTTGAATTAGCTAAATATTCTAGTAACACAATAATTCTCTCCTCCATAAATTTTTTATCATCCTCTGGAGTGCTGTCGTAAACATCTACATCATTAAAAAAATCCATAATTATATAAATAATGGGAGGAGTTTTACCCCCTCCCTGGTTAATTAAAATGGCAAATCATCCTCTTCCTGCGCAATAGGATTAACTTGCTTTATAGTTCTTTGACTATCTGGTTTCCAAGTATTAAGCTCTAGATAAATTCCATAATCGCCATTTTTAATCTGAAATTTTAGCTGTTTATGGGTTTTTCCATCCTTATCCTTATAATCTATTAGATCATCTTTTTTTTCTTTACACCACTCTAAAAAATCTTTTGGCGTTATATACATATCACCCAAAACAAAATCTGGAGATTTATCTCCTTTTGGGAATGTTATCACTCCTCTAGGTCTGTTTGGATTTTCTTTTTTTACTTCTTTACTCATAATTTTAGATTTTAAATTTATTTATTATTTGTTGTTTGTACTCATTTTTCATATTATAGGCAGAGAGTACAGTTTCCGCCTGTTTTTTAGTACCTTTTAAAGTAGCTTCTAACTCTGATTTTTTAAGCCAGGGTTTTTCATCGGTTTTAGATAGCTCTTGTATGTCAGCTGAAGCTGGTAAATCCTCTCCAGCATAAATATAATGTCCAAGTCCATGCATAGCCAGATTTTTAGTTAAACATCTCATTAAAGTAGAGTTAACCTGGAAAGCGTTTGGTTTTGTTACAGTTTGATTTCTGTTATCTAAAATAGGTAACCACATTGGCAAAGTATCTCCATCTATGGTAACTC